ATAAATACATTAACAGATCTAAATGCTTTAGGTATTCAATATGGAGAAACTACACATGGAACATACCAAGTCAAGAAAGGGGGACATGGCTGAGTACTACGCAGTTACTTGGTTGTGGGATCAAGGGTACGAAGTATTTAAAAACTGCGGGTGTTCGGGGGCCATTGATCTTATAGCCATGAAAGACGGCACTACAACCTTAATAGATGTAAAGACTATTGGTGCTGACAATGAAGGTAAAGTTTGGGGCAGGGCAAGAACAGAAGTACAAGTAGCGTTGGGAGTTGTTCTTCTAACGTTCAATTCTAAGACAAGGAAAATTAATTTCGTGGAGCATAAAGAATGAAGACATTAGATACAGTAGTAGAAGACATATACCAAAGTCTTGAGCCATTAAATTCTGGACATAGATTAGCTTTGACTGAGGAGGATATTGATAAAGTCGGAGAAGATATTAAGGAGGCTTTAAAGCATTGGGCGTGGCCCTCTAAAAGAAACTCCGGGTTCTCAATGCGTATGTCTAATATCGGCAGACCCGCCAGACAGTTATGGTTTGAAAAGAAAGCCAATCGTGCCAGTGATTTTAAATCTTCAGACCATATAAGATTTTTATACGGACATATTCTAGAATCAATTGTTCTTATGCTTGTCCGTCTATCAGGTCATGAGGTTACAGCAGAGCAAAAGTCAGTTGTTGTTAACGGCATCAAAGGTCATATAGATTGTAAGATTGATGGCGAAGTTGTAGACGTTAAGACAGCTTCAAGATTCGGGTTTAATAAGTTCCAGAACGGATCTCTAAGTGAAGATGATCCCTTCGGATACTTAGCGCAGCTTGCTTCTTATGAAGAGGCTGAAGGTACTTCTAATGGAGGCTTCCTTGTTATCTCTAAAGAATCAGGAGAGCTTTGTTTCTACCAGCCTGAAGAGCTTGACAAACCTAATGTGGTTGTGAAGATAAGTAAGCTTCGGAAGTTTTTAAATATGCTAAAGCCCCCCGCCTTCTGCTACAAAACTGTTCCTGAAGGTAAGAGTGGAAACATGAAGCTCCCTAAAGGTTGTTCGTTCTGTAATTATAAGTTTGAATGCCATAAAGATTCTAATGGCGGCGAAGGCTTGAAAGTCTTTAATTATGCTAGAGGCCCTGTGTATTTAACCAAGGTAGTTTCTATGCCTAAAGTAGCACAGATAATATAATGAACGAAAAGAAGATGCGTAAAATAAATAGGAGGGTCGATGAAATACTTGTTGAGTGGCTCAAGACTTTGGTATCTCCAGAAGAAGCTAAAGGAATTAATATGAATAACATAAGTTCTTTAATGCCTGATCAGAATTACTATGAAAAAGATACTGGTGTACGCCTGACTACCTTTTCTAAAAGGAACATCAAAAAAGAATTGAAAGCTCTAGTGTCTAAAGGTGTCGATATCAATACAATAACTTGGGAGAATTTTAATGGACGTTGATATGCCAATTGAATATATCATCTGTGGTTTAGCAGATATACTGCGGGAGGAGGGTTTTAAGATACTTACATTAGAAACTCTTATACAATTAAAAAGTGTTCTAGATCAGGAAATCTTAATGTCAAGGACGGTTCATTGAAAATTAAAAGCGGTAAACGTGTACCTAGAGTTACTAGACCTACTGAAGAAAATGTTATTAAAGGGTATGACTCTAATTGGGAATATGTACTACACTCTGGTATACTTAAAAAGTGGGAACATCATACCAATAGAGTACCTTACATTGTAGAGCATACTTATGAGCCTGATTTTATTAGAGACTTGGAAGGAAAGAAAATTCTACTAGAAGCCAAAGGACGCTTCTGGGATTACGCAGAGTACAGTAAATATATTTGGATTAAGAAGGTTCTTAAAGAGGACACGGAGCTTGTCTTTTTATTCTTGAAACCTTCAGCACCTATGCCACAAGCAAAAAGACGTAAGGACGGTACAAAAAGATCACACGGAGAATGGGCCAGCGCCAACGGATTTAGATGGTTCAGCACTGAAAACATACCAAAGGAGTGGATATATAATGAAACAAAAGACTAAAAAGAAACTTAACGATGTTACCCCGGAGGAGTGGAATTCGATAGCTCCCCACAAACCTGACAATGTGAACAACCCCCCACATTATAACAAAGGAGACATAGAATGCATCGACGGGATAGAGGCTATGTTAACAGGCGAAGAGTATATCGGTTACTTAAGAGGAAACAGTTTGAAGTACCGTTGGAGGTTCAGATACAAGAACGGCATCGAGGATCTCCAGAAAGCTGCTTGGTACGAGAACAGGTTGATGGAGTTTTTAGCAAAGGAGAGGAAGTAAAAGATGGAGAAAGGCTACGTCGATATTAAAAAGGAACGGCGCGATAGGTATGATAAGAAGTCTAAGAAGAGAGCGTCTAAGAAAGAAAAGAAAAAACAACTTCAGCAGGATAAGGAGCAGGATCAATGACAGAAACAGATAAACTTTTCTTACGCTTTTGCCAGCATAAGTATATGGAATACTGTGACGAGAAAAGAGATACTAGAGAACAAGACCAAAAGAATTACACAGCCTATGTAGCTGGCAATTACGAATTTTTAATAGAGGAGTTTGAGAAAGACAATGGATCAATATCAAGAATACATACATAAGAGCAGGTACGCTAGATACTTAGATAGCGAACAACGTCGAGAAACTTGGGAAGAGACAGTCAACAGGTACTTAGATTTCTTTATAGATAGAAAACAAATAAACGAACTAGACGCTGCTGAATTGTTTAACGCTATCTCTAGCCATCAAGTTATGCCCTCTATGCGTTGCCTGATGACCGCTGGAGAGGCTTTAAAGCGCGACAACGTGGCAGGGTTTAACTGTAGTTATCTTCCTATAGACAGTCCTAGATCATTTGATGAGCTTATGTACATACTGCTATGTGGAACTGGCGTAGGCTTTAGTGTAGAGAGAGATTATATTCGACAACTCCCTATGGTTGCTGACAGCTTCCATGAGACAGAAACGACTATAGTAGTATCAGATAGTAAGATAGGATGGGCAAGCGCCTTCAGAGAGCTTATAAGCCTCCTGTATGCTGGTAAGATACCTAAGTGTGATTTGTCTCGTATACGCCCTGCCGGGGCTAGACTGAAGATCTTTGGAGGTAGGGCCAGTGGGCCACAGCCTTTAGCAGATCTGTTTAACTTCACTGTAGAACTGTTTAAAAATGCTATGGGCCGGAACCTTACTTCTTTGGAGTGTCATGATCTTGTATGTAAGATAGCGGATATTGTAGTTGTTGGCGGGGTCAGGCGGTCTGCACTTATAAGCCTAAGTAATGTTACAGACAACAGGATGGCTAATGCCAAGAACGGAGACTGGTATTCGACTAATGGGCAACGGGCTTTAGCAAACAATAGTGCTGTGTATTCTGAGAAGCCTGACTTCGATACTTATTCTTCGGAGATGCAAAGACTCTATAAGTCCAAGTCAGGTGAGCGGGGGATCTTTAGTCGGATAGCTGCACAAAATATAGCAGCCCGTAATGGTCGCAGAGATGCTGACTGCAAGTTTGGAACCAATCCCTGCTCTGAGATAATCCTAAGACCTTATCAGTTCTGTAATCTATCTGAAGTTATTGTACGAGCTAACGATACAAAGGAAACCCTATTAGAAAAAGTAGTGCTTGCCACTACATTAGGGACTTTACAGGCTTCGATGACTGACTTCAGATACCTTAGAAATATCTGGAAAAGGAATACAGAAGAGGAGGCCTTGTTAGGTGTTTCGCTTACCGGGATTATGGACTGTAAGCTGACTAATGGGTCTACAGGATATAAAGAGCTTGGTAGTTTACTTAGTTCTTTGAAGGAAAAGGCCATAGAAACAAACATTAAGTGGGCAAAGAAGCTTAAAATAGGCGCTTCTACGTCAATTACGTGTGTAAAGCCCAGTGGAACTGTGTCACAATTGACAGACAGCGCCTCTGGAATACACCCAAGGTTCAGTAACTACTATATAAGGACTATTAGAGCAGATAAGAAAGACCCGCTGGCTACTACGATGCTTGAAGCTGGCTTTCCCTGTGAGGAAGATATAACAAATAGTTCTAATTGGGTGTTTGCTTTTCCTCAGAAGGCTCCAAAGAATGCTATTACGGTTGATAGCATGGGAGCTTTAGAACAGTTAGAACTTTGGAAAGTTTATCAAGATAACTGGTGTGAACATAAGCCTTCAATGACCTGCTATTATAATGATGATAACTTCTTCTCTGTGTGTCAATGGATCTGGGAGAACTTTGATAGCGTTAGTGGTATCTCGTTCTTACCGGAAGCAGATCATATGTACCAGCAAGCACCGTATCAGAAAATAGACAAAGCGACTTATATGAAACAAATTAAGGCACTTCCTAAGAACTTTGAATGGAATGTAGATGAATCAGAAGATAACACAGAGGGATCTCAAACGCTTGCCTGTGTCGGGGGTGTATGTGAGATATGAAAGATATCGGCATCTTAGTATCCTTTAAAGTTTATATAGATTCTAAAGGTGTCTTGTACACAGAGATTGGGGGTGTACCTTTCAATGATATAGATAAAGTATTTAAGGATTATGATTTAGTTTTAATTCAGAAATTAATTAAAGAGGCTAGGGTTAAGATCAATGGGCTTCATGATTATTTAGAAAAGGAGTTGCAAGCTTTATGACGGAAGAGTTCTTCATCACGCCAGAAGATAAAACATCTATAGTTCTTAAGACTAATGTAGATGCGA